CCCGTCTTGGTATCCGTAATGAGATATACCCCGGCCACAGCAGACAGCTTTTCCTCCCACTCTTTGTATGCTGCTTTGTTGTAAACAATTTTGTGGAGCGTCTCAAAAGACAGCAATACCCTGTCATAGCTGGTAAAGCTGATTTCAGACACGGAAGGGCGAATCTCCAACACTTCCTTCTCTGTCGTTCCGTTCTGACAAAAATTGATCGTTCCCTTGCCCCAGTCAATTACAAGACGGTCTTTCATATCAGCAAGTAAGTCCGTCTTAACCAGTTCATATACCACAGACTTCTCCTCAGTCATGCCGCTATCTGGTACAAAGTCTTCTGGGAATTTTGTGCGGATATATGGCTTTGAACCACCAACGCAATAACAGCCCTGAAAAACACCATTCGTGCCTTCCGTCCCCAAAAAGCTGATGACCATATCACAGTCCCGAAACCGCGCATGGTTTTGAACTGACTGATACAATTCCAGATACCCCCGCTCGTAGTTGGCGGCTATCTCCTCTTTGGTAAGATTGTGACGAATCAGCTTTACTCTGTCCCAGTTGATTTGCTTTCCAGCCAATAGCTCTTGAAATTTCATGGTATCCGTCCTTCTCTCTGTTTTTTTGAATTCATACCCACATGATAAAGCATCTTTTGGCGCATCGCAATAGATGACCGAATTGCCAAAGAAGTTGTACGGCTCTGTGAACAGGAGAAAGACACAGATAATCTCAAGCGGCTCAAAAAGCTCCTAAAAGAAAACGAGCGGGCCACAGAAAATCTCTTTAAGGCTCTTGAAAGCGGTCAAATTGTCGATGTGATTGCGGAGCGTATCTCCCAGAAGAAACGGGAACGCAACGAGCTGGAACAGCAGATTCTTTTGGAGACTTCCTCCCACCCTACGCCCACGGTCAATGAAGTGCGGTTCTTCCTGAACCAGTTCCGCAAAGGCGATGTGAATGACCTGAAATATCGGCAGGCACTGGTGGATACTTTTGTCAACAGGATTTACCTCTATGACGACAAAATGACTGTCCTGCATAATACACAGGACAGCCATTCTGATGTGACCATCGACGATTTAAGTTCGTCTAGGGTCGTTTTGGTGGACGATAGCTCCCCAAATCCGAACCCTCCGCCAGAAGGAGAGTCAGCGTTGTTGCTGACCCGGAAAGTCTTGGTTTTGCAGGAAGTGAGGTTGTATGCGGTGGTGATTTTATATCCGTCAGGTTCGTCCCATACTGTCACGGAGTTCACCAGAAGGTCGATGATACGCCGCCTGCAATCCTCGTCCTCTATATCGCCTCCTTGGAACTTCGTCAGCCAGAATACAACCTGATCTCTGTCAATTCGGTAGATGTATTTTTCTTCTTCCCGAAGTTGAGAAGTCAGGTCTTTCTTTTCTTTCTCCAACTCGGTCAGGCGGTTCAGGAGAGCGTCAGACGCAATTCCTTTTTCAACGGCCTTGGTGATGTTGTTGATACCTTGTTCGATCTCGGTGAGTCTAGCGGACAATTCTGGAATACGGGTGTTCTCTTTCAAGTCCCTATCTGCCTGTGACATAGCCATGTCAGCCAGTTCTTCAATTACATCATCGGTGAGCAGCGCCATAGCATCTTGGGCTACAACACGTTCAATAAAGTCTTTTTTTAATGGTTTCTTATTACAACCCTTTCTCCGCTTCCGAGAATAACAGGTATAGTAGTTGTGGATAGCTCCGGTTTTACTCGTACCGCTTTCCCCGTGCATAGCGGCTCCACAATGCCCGCAGAACAGCTTTCCGGACAGGAGGTAATCTACCTTAGCTTTACCCCTTGCAGGTGCGTCAGCGGCCAAAGAAAGCCGCCGTTGCACTGTTTCAAAGAGGTCTTTGTCGATAATGGCTGGAATGGCGTTTTCCTTCTCTATGTCTTTGTAGATGTATGTTCCGATATACCGCACATTCTTAAATATGGATTTAAAACTGCTTCGGTTAAACTCCGAGTTCTTGGCGGTACGATAACCCTTGCCGTTGAAGATACGGCAAATCTCAGCCACACTCTCGCCGTTGGCGTAGAGTTGAAATGCCTCTTGAACGATATGGGCAGTTTCCGGATTTATTACAAGTCTATGATCTTCGATTTTGTAGCCCAATGGGACATGACCACCAACGCAATGACCCTTCATTGCTGACTCTCTCAGACCACGGGTAATCTTCTGGCTGAGGTCTGCGGAATAGTATTCGGCAATACCTTCAAGTACAGACTCCAAGATGATACCTTCGGGGTTATCAGAGATTGTTTCGGTTGCGGACTTGACCCGAACTCCATTCTTTCGCAGCCGCATTTTGAATACGGCGCTGTCTTCTCTATTTCTAGCAAAGCGGTCGAGCTTCCACACAACCACGAAGTTCCAGAGATGATGAGCGCTGTCGGAAATCATCTCTTGGAAATGGACTCGCTTCTCTACATCTTTCCGGGCAGTAGTAGCGCGGTCAACATAAATGGCGACAATGCGGAAGCTCTTGCGCTTACAGTACGCAATACAGTCTCGAAGCTGACCCTCAATAGACTGTTCCTTCTGCCGTTCCGAACTGAACCGAAGGTATAAAGCGACATCAACTTCACCTTTGGTCAGGGTGGTAGGGTCATCACGAAACTGCTGCTGTTCTTCCGGGGTCAGCATAGAGAGGTCGATTTTAAACTTCTGAGGCATATCAGAACCTCCGCTTCATTTCCCGGACGCGGCCGATAAAGTGCAAACGTTTCTGGTCGGCATCTACAAACTCCATGTCGGGATAATACGGATTGAACGAGTGAAGCGAGGTGGAATTCTCACCGAACTCGACTTGTTTTAAAAACCCTTCTGTACCGTCCACCACGACCACGGCAATACAGCCGCTCTCGATTTCTGCGTCCCGCTGAATAAGCACTCTATCGCCATTATCAATCTTCGGTGCCATACTATTACCAGATACTTCTAGCCAAAAGCAGTTGTCGTTATCGTATTCGTCCTCAACTGTTTCCCAACCAACAATCATTTCTTCTGCGATCACCCCTGTTCCTGCCGAAGCTAAACCGATGACTGGACGCAAACCCCGTTTTTCATACGGAATGTAGGTGCCTACCTTTTCCGTATTAGGAATGGGGTTATTAGTTTTTCCCATAAGGTAGTCAACCGATACTCCGAAATATTTGGCAAGAAGTTGCTGAGTGGAACGGACAGGGATAATCCCTCTCTTCCAATCCCCGAAGGAATTTTTACCGAGATCGAGTTCCTCAACAATCTGTTTCTGAGTTAATCCCTTTTCTTTGCGTAGTTCGGTCAGCCGTTCATAGAAAGTCATCGTGTTTTCCTCCGTTCCCGCCAACGGGAATTTTTTTCAGAAAATCACTATCGCCCTATTGACAAATCCCATCCACGGGATTATACTCAACTTACAACAACGAAAGTTAATAAAGGCAACAGTAATCCGAGGGGTCAACTTCCTTCTCGCAAAAGGAAATCGGCTCCTTCATAATCGGGGTATCGCCAATGCTATTGTCGTTCGCAAAACTGATTGTAGCATAGGCGACCTCCGATTGCAAGGATTATTTACAACTAAAGTTGCAATCCACATGAAAGGAGGTCGCACGATGGCAGAGACTTCCCGTCCGTTGTCTATGAGAGATCGTTCTTCCTATGCAGAACAGATTAGGGATAAGATTTCTCACTTTACGCTCACCTATGCGTGGCTTATTCATCGCCTGTCGGACGAGGGGCTGCTTACGGACAAGTTTGAAATGTCGGCAACGCTGTCCGGCACTCGTATTGGCCCAAAAGCAGATGAAATCCTGCGCCGCTCGCTCGATATTTTGAATGAGTACGAGGCGAAAATCGTGTCATGAGTGTTTTCGTCCCCGAAAAACAGGCTCAGGCAAGCGCGTTAAGCCTACTGGTCGCTCAGCGCGTTCGAGAATATTTCAAGGACGAAGCTCACCGAGCCGAGTTTGAAAAGTGGTACGAACAGCGATACGGCAAGAAGTACATATGGAAGAAGGTCACTTCATGAAAAAGGTTTTTGGAATCCTCGCATTTCTCTCATTTTTCTACCTTCTGGGTGTAGTCGGTTCCATCGAAAAAGAGATAATTTCCTACACCGTGCCATTTTGAAAGGGGTTAGAACGATGAATAAAAGACAGTATTGTGAAAGCCGGGAAAGCATTGCATATTACAGCGGCTTGAATGGCCTTGAAATAAAGGGCATTGAATACGGCATTAACGATTATGTTTATTGTGTTTCCGGGGCATGGGGCGGTGGTAAAGCGTTCCACCGCTGCAAAGTGCAGTATACCCGGAAAGGGGCGGCTTTTTTCCGGGTGTATGGGCATAGAGTCCCGCTCGATGAATGTATTAGAATGGGGGTTTAACTATGGGCGCTGTCAATTATTTCACCAGTGATTATATCACTATGGGCATTGAGCCTTATTCGGCATACGATCTTGAAAACGATCCAGATTTTATGGACGCCCTGCGAGATGAAGTCAACGAGTACGGCGGTACAATAGACGAAGCGCTTGAATCGTACATTCAAACATCATATGAAACAGACGAAATGAATATCGAATTCATTCTTGAAAAATATTCTTTTTATTATTTTCATGTGACGATCAAACCGGGCTACTACGAAGGCTTTACCCTTGATATTGAAAACAATTATCCCGTTGCGTTTGACGGGTGGAAAGATAAACGTGCAGCACAACGAGAAATTACAAGCCTGAAAAAATGCCTGATCGAATGCGCCGGGGCCGGGATGGTGCAATGTTCGCCGGGATGGTGTACCGGGTACAATGATTATAAAGGCACTTGTAAGGCCATAGGAACCGCTATAAAGGCCATGCGGGACGAGGTAAAGAATACACCCACATGGGCGCAATATGAGCGCGCAAACGCATAAGGTGGTGTAGGTATGTATATTATTCTTCTGTTGCTTTTCCTGCCGGTGCAAATTTTAGCCGAAATTTTGAAAATGAATAAATAAAGGAGCAATTATCATGGCAAAATATCAGGGTATTATCATTGATCGGGCGCACACGGATATGTTGCAAGAAGCCATTAACGCTGCACAGGATCGTGCACGTGTGCGCACGATTTGCGCGGAAGATATCATTGATACGTGCGATAGCGTGCAAAAAAAGCTGGATATCTCGCAAACGGCGTTAGAGGGTGTGCAAATCACTGTTGATCGGCACGCGCAGAAATTCCCGGCCGCCTATAACGGCCGCCCGGAAAGCACGATTTTTCGCGCCGTTTATGCCGGGCGCAAGTGGCGTCTGCTAGACGTATACCGCGATAATACCCGCCGACCGGGGCACGGAACGTCGATTGTATTAACTGACACGGCAAAATCCGCTGTACTTGCGGCCGCGTGTGAGTATTAAACAATAAAATATATTTCAGGCCGCCCCGGTGCTATTCCGGGGCGGTTATTTTTTTGCGCTTTTCCGGCCTGATCGGGGCGGCGTGAATGGGTGACGGGGGTGGGGGATATATCAACGACAGCGAGGGTGGGGTGAGCTGAAAAATACCCGCAAAAAAATAAAAAGGTCAATTTCAAGAAAACGCTTGACAATAAAACACTTGATATGTATAATAAAGCCGAGGTGATAAACATGAGAGGTCGAGAAATCCTGAAAGAGATCATGGCTTCCAAGTCTCTTTCCAACGCTGAACTCGCAAAAAGACTCAATGTCTCTAACGCTACCATTTGGGAACGCTTGAATAACAAAAACGTCAAGGACATTCCTGTGTCCCTGCTGACCACCATGCTCAGAGCGATGGATTATAAGGTCATCGTTGTTCCTGCCAATACCCGTCTGCCGGACGGTGGATACGAGGTGGAGTGAATCATGAAATACTTCCTTGGTCGTGTGTCCAGCAAGGAACAGAACCTTGCTCGGCAGCTCAAGGTCGCTCGTGAGAAGTTCGATATTCCTGACGAGAATGTGTACTGCGACAAGATCACGGGAAGCAGCTTCGACCGTCCTCAGTACAATGCCCTGAAAGCCATTGTGCGGGAAGGTGATGAAGTCATTGTCAAGGAGTTCGACCGCTTTGGGCGCAACAAGGACGAAATGAAGCGAGAACTGGAATGGTTCAAGCGGAAGGGTGTGATCGTCCGTATCCTCGACATTCCGACCACACTGATTGACTTCAAAGACCAAACATGGGTGCTGGAAATGGTCAATAACATTCTGATTGAAGTCCTTGGTGCTGTTGCCGAACAGGAGCGTAAGAAGACCAAGCAGCGGCAGGCTGAGGGTATCGCCGCTATGCCGGTTGTCGATGGCAAGCGGGTGTCGGTGAAGACCGGCAGAGGGTTCGGTAGACCCGCTTCCGAGATTGATGACGAGCAGTTTGAAAAACTCGCTCAAAAACAAAAAGACGGTCTTATTACCGTAGCGGACTGCTGCCGGGAACTCAGCATTAGTCGGTCTACATGGTATGATCGAGTAAGAAAGGCTGGGTGAATATGAAGTCAAAGAAGAAAAGGCGTTGGCTTTGGATTGTCGTAATTATTATCGCAATTAGTTCGATAATCGCCATCTTCGGGCAAGATGATGACCCAACTGAGAATAGCGATTCCAAGATCGAAGTTACTCCTACACCAGAGCCTCTAACGAACGAAGTGGGTACGGCCACCTTCGATGAGATTTATAGAGCCTATAAAGATAACGAGCTGGTGGCAGATGATATGTATAAGCATAATCGTTATCAAATCACGGCTAAGATCAATGGGATGACGAACGACGGCCTATTTAATCTTACTGGTGGAGCAACCCTGACTCTTGAAACTAAAGTTGATAATACTATTGTTGTTTTTTATGCTGAGTTCGAGAAAGACCAAGAAGATAATCTCAAAACCGTAAAAGTCGGAGATACGATTACCTTTATAGGGGAATGTCTTAGCGCGGGATCGTGGTCAGATTGTGAGATGATAGCCCAATGAAATATTTTTTCAAGTTTATTGGTTTTGTGATTGAAGTGATATTCATCCTTTTGGTGTTGGCGTTTATCATTCCCAAAATTTTATAATCGGCTTCTGCAAGGGCAGGAGTGACAGCCATGACGGGCTATCTGTGTAGAAATACACGGGTAGCTCGTTTCTTTGTTGGAAAGGAAATGCACATGAATTATGAAAAACTCTCCGGCTCTATCCGAGCCGTGATCGACCGCAGACCGGGAGATAACGGAGCGTACAGCGACCTCTTTTCTCTGTGCCGGGAGTGGGAAACCGAAGATTTCTCGGCGGCACATAAGGTAAACAAGGAGCTGCTGGCGCTTTCCGCAGATCAGGTAGTCCGTGGCGGCGGTGTAAAGTTCTATGAGCAGTGGCGGCGGTGTCTTCTCTTTGAAGCGCCCCATGA